AAAAGAAAGGTCCTTGGAGACCAGGAATGTAATATAGATTATGGCTGTTGAGCTTGGTAGAAAAATTGTTAAAGATACCGCTGCATATTCAAATTATGCAATTGGTATCACTTTACCATTAACTTTTGGTGAGAATACATTCGAACAATCGTTTTTAACTAAAGACCAAGTCAAATCAAATATTAAAAATCTTCTACTTACTAAAAGAGGGGAACGAATTTTACAACCCGAATTTGGAAGTGGTTTACAATCATTATTGTTTGAACCAAATGTAGATGATTTAGAAGGTAGAATAGAAGATACTATTAATGAAAGTTTATCTCAATGGTTACCTTATGTTACAGCGGAGGAAATTGATATTGAAGCAACTGATGAGTTGAGAGATAATAATAGATTAAATGTTTCGATTAAATTTAGAATAGGAGATGATATTAATTTAGAAACTCTAACATTCACAGTTCAGGGATAATAAGATATGGCAATTACAAAAACATCAAAAAACTTTAAGAATAGAGGTAAGGATATAAAATACCTTAATAAAGATTTTACGCAATTTAGAGAAAATCTAATTGAGTTTGCTAAAACTTATTTCCCTACTACATATTCTGATTTTAACGAATCATCGCCAGGTATGATGTTCATTGAAATGGCATCTTATGTTGGTGATTCACTTTCATATTATGTTGATGATACCTTAAAGGAATCATTAATGACACATGCAGATGATATTGAGAATGTGATAGCACTTTCACAATATTTGGGATATAAACCAAAAGTAACTGCACCAGCAGTAACAACTCTTTCGGTTTATCAATTAGTACCTGCTATTGGTAGTGGAAATAATAATACCTATGATAAAACATATCTTTTAAGAATTAAAGAAGGAATGAGAGTTGAATCTACAAATGGTGTACAATTTATAACACAAGATGTTGTAGATTTCAATGATGAATTGGATAGAGAAATAACAATATATCAAAGGGATAGTGTTAGTGGAGAGGCATCTTTTTACTTAGTAAAAAAGTTAGTAAAGGGAATATCCGCAGAAGTGAAAACTGAAGAAGTAACATTTGGTAATTATGAAGAATTTCAAAGCATAAATTTATCAGATACAAATATTATTGATATCTATGATGTAAGAGATTCAAATGGTAACAAATGGCATGAAGTTCCTTACTTAGCCCAGGAGTTAGTATTTGTGGATTATCCAAATACTGAAAACAATGACCCAGATTTATATCAATTTAAATCAACAGTTCCTTATATATTAAATACACTTAAAACATCTCGTAGATTTGTAAAGAAAATAAACCCAGATAGTACAACAACTATTCAATTCGGAGCAGGAGACCCAACAGTTAGTGAAGAAACAATTATTCCTTCATTTAAAAATGTTGGATTGGGATTACCTAATTCTATTTCTAAATTAGAAGAATCATTTGACCCAACAAACTTCTTAAAAACAAAAACATATGGTTCATCACCATCGAATACAACAATGACTGTAAAATATTTAGTTGGAGGTGGTTCTAAATCAAATGTTAAAAAAGGTACTATTACTCAAATTAATAATATTGAGTATGAAGAGGATACATCACTACTTACACAAGCACAACTATCATTATACAATGCGGCTAAAAACTCTATCGCAGTAGATAATGAAGTTCCTGCAACTGGTGGTAAAGGTGGGGATACAATCGAAGAGATTAGACAAAACGCTTTAGCAAACTTTGGTTCACAAAATAGAGCGGTAACTGCTAAAGATTATGAAGTAAGAACATTATCGATGCCAACTAAGTTTGGGGCAATTGCTAAAGCATACGCTACGGCAGATGGTACATTGGATAACAACTCACCATCATCAATTCTTTCTTCACCAAAAGTTCTGCAAGAATTTACCGATTTAGTAGAATCATTCGTAAACAAACCAGAAGATGAAGAACCAAATAGAGAAAGTATTCAAACTGAAATTAAAAACTTTTTAATAGGCAAAACTTCAAATGATAATGAAAAAAATAATCCATTTGCAATAAATCTTTATCTATTAGGATATGATTCAAATAAGAAATTATCAACATTAAATAGAGCAATAAAAGAAAACTTAAAAACTTATTTAAATGAATATAAAGTTTTAACAGATGGTATTAATATCAATGATGGATTTATTATTAATATTGGTGTTGAATTTGAAGTAATTACTTTAAAAAATTATAATAAAAGTGAAGTAATTTCCGAATGTATAACCGAATTAAAGGATTATCTAAACATTGATAATTGGACTTTTAATAATACAATCAATCTTTCAGAATTGGAATTAATTATAGCAAATGTTGATGGTGTAAGTTCGGTTACAAAATTAAAAATTGTAAATAAATGTGGTGGACAGTATTCACCAAACTCATACAATATAGAAGCGGCGATTAAAGATAAGATTTTATATCCATCTTTAGACCCATCGGTTTTCGAAGTTAAATTTCCAGATTCGGATATTAAAGGGAGGGCAAGATAATGGCATACTATTTTTTAACAGCATCAAAAGATGCATCGGTGTACTTACAACAACCCGACCAAAACGCTGGTTTAGATGAGGTATTAGAGGTTAGTAAGGTTTATTATGGTAACATCAAAGATGTATCCAGAGCACTTCTTAAATTTGATGTAACTGGATTATCATCTAGCTTAGCAGATGGGTCTGTAACAATGTCTGAAGCAACCCTTATATTAAAAGAAACCGAATCAGAAGAACTTCCATTAGAATTTACATTAGAAGCATATCCAATTTCACAAAGTTGGGAAATGGGTAATGGTACTCGTTTTGATGATATTACAACATCGGGTGTAACTTGGAATAATAGAGAAGGTGATTCTACACTAAGATGGTTGGAAACATCTGAGTTTAGTAGTGTATCTACTGGTTCTTATGAAGGCAAAGGTGGAACATTTTATTACGCATCTTCTTCATTACAAAACTTTGAATATAAAACTACCGATGTTTATATAGATATCAAAGATATTATGATTGATTGGATTAGTGGTTCTATTCCAAATGATGGAATCATTCTAAAATTACCATTTTCAAAAGAAACAGATACAAATGATTATGGTATTCTTAGGTTTTTTAGTAAAGAAACAAACACCATTCATCAACCAAAAGTTAGAATAGGTTGGGATGATACATCATTTTCAACTGGTTCGTTGACTGAGTTAACATCGGAAGAAATAAAAGTTGGAATTAAAAATTTTAAAAAAGAATATAAAGTAAATACAACTCCAAAATTAAGAGTAGTTGGTAGAGATTTATATCCAATAAAAACATTCTCATCAACATTACAATATAGTATTAGTAAATTTTTACCAATAACATCATATTATCAAATATCCGACTATCATTCAGGTGAAGTAGTAGTTCCATTTTCAGATTATACAAAATTAAGTTGTGATTCCGATGGAAATTACTTTAAATTAAATTTATCTAATTGGGAAGTTGATAGGGTGTATATTATAGAATTTAAAGTTAGTATCAATGGAACTGATTATTTCTTTGATGATGATTATACATTTAGCGTAATTTCATAAACAATGTTTAAAAAGAATAGAGCACAAAAAAAGGCAGAATCTATAAAACGAGGTCAAGCTGGTATGGGTAATGAAAAAGAACCTATGAAGCGTGGACTTGGTAGAGATGAGTTTGTCAAAAAACTTAAAGAAGGTGGTTCTCTAAATCTTCCTAAAAAAAACGAACGTGGTGTACGCATCGCTAAAAGAAATGTAGTTAAGGGAAGGCCAATTAATCCATTATCGGATGTAATTAAAAATAGACCATTTGATTCTACAACAATAGAACCAAATGTAAATCCATCTACAATAAATTGGGATGGTGTTAATAGTGCTGATTATGATGAATTATATGGATATATTAGTGAGCAAGAAATAGATGGTGGTATCATAGGCGGTCAACTAATTAGACCTAAATATGATAGTGTTGAATTGGAAAAATCAATAGATACTAGAATATTTGAACTTATACCAAACACACCAGCACCACAACCAGATACAGTACTTCGTTCAGTATATAATACAGCATTAGAACAAATAGAAGATTTAACTGCCGAGGTTGAAAGATTAAATAATGATGTTAGTAATTTAAATTCAATAATAGCTGAATTAGAAAGTATAGTTGCTGCATTAAGAATAGAAACCGATAATGAAAAATTAAAAGCTAATATTGCAAATGACCAAAGAGATATTGCTAATACTCAAATTGCATCAACAACAATAGATTTACAAAACGCGGTACAAAACTCAATCAACGAAGCAATCGAAAGAGTTTCTTTAACCGCTAGAATAGAGGCATTACAAGAATCGTTTAGAGTACAAAAAGAACTAACTGAAGAAAGAGAAAAACAAAATGCTGCACAAAACGCATTAGAAGGATTAAATGGATTCTTCCAACAAACTGAAAATAGTGGATGGAAGATATCAGCAAACGATGTAAACGAAGAGGGTAAGAAGGGATTAAAAATTGCATCTCGTAAACCCGATGAAGTTTCGATAGTAAATGGTTCTAAGGGTGTTGCATTCTTTAACTTTACAACTGAAGAACAAACATTTACATTATCTGAAAGTATTAGTTGGCTTGACGGCCCTAAAACTTGGAAAGTTCCTGCTAGAAATGAACAATCTGCTGGTGTAACTACTGTTACATTTAAGTGGACACCTCTTGGTAAAACATCTAAAAGAAAACAAGAAAAAAGCGGAACTCTTATAATTAATACATCAGCTGGTGATAAATTGGAGATAAAAGCATATTATTGGAAACGAGTTAAGAGAAAAGACAAGTGGGGAAGTAGAGGTACTGCTCAAGTATTTGTTGGTGAAGATAAAACAGGTGGATAATGGCAATTAAAACATTTAAGGAAATAATAGAAAATAAAGGGTATCGAATTTCTACTAAAGATAGAGAAATTTTCGAAAAAGGAACCCTGCAATCTTTTTTCGGATTTTCTGATGCGGATATGATTGAGTTCATTGTTTATGATGCCAATGATAATCAGCTTCCTCAGGGTGATGAAGGAAAGTTAGTTAGATACATTCCACTTAGTTCAGAAAACATTAAAGATTATTTTTTAATCGCAGATGGAACCGAATTTCAGGCATTTAATTTTCCCAATGAATATTTTATTGATGCAGAACGATTAATTAATGAGGCGGGATATAATAATGGTATATTTAAAGCACAAATAACACTATTAAATAAAAGAGTTGGATTTGATAACTTAAATGAAAAACTTTGGATTAAAGAAATATCTCCATCGAGAACTGAAGTAAAGTTACTACCGATTCGAAATGAAGTTTCAGAAAAAACTGATTTATTAACCAGATTTAATATTATGGTAAATGGACAATCTTTTAGGGATGATATTTTACCATATATAGGGGAATTTGTTGAAAAAATAGATTCAAAAGAAATAGATTCATTTATTAAAAAAACATATACTGAAAAATGGTATAACAAATTAGTTTCTGAGTTTGGTGTTAGGGAGTTCGATAGATTAATGACAAGAATACATAAACAATTTGCAGAAGCGATGAAATATGAATTTTTAAATAGAAATTCTTACATTGGTGATGTAAACTATGGTAAAAAGAAACCGACAAAAGAATCATTATCTTTATCAAAAGAAGCAGTGTACAAAACAGCTCAGAGAATCTTAATAGAATGTGTAGATAAATTTTTGCCACAAAGAACAATTCAATCAAGAACAACTAGAGAAAATGAATTTGATGCTAGTAGAGATAAAGTTGGTAAAATTATAAGAACTAGAGAATCGGATGTAATTATTCAACCGAATGTGCCGGGTATTGAGGTAACAAAAGAAAAACCTCTACCACAAACAAAAGATGAATTTAAGGAATCAAAAAATTTAGAGGTAGCTATTAAAAAAGAAGTACCATCTGAATTACCAATTCCAAAATTTATAAAAGAAAATCCGATTAAAAGTAAAAAGAAAAGTATATTTAAAAATAAGTTTTTGGGATTGGGTACTGGTAAACGAATACCGCTTGAAAATGATAAGAGTGGTGCATTTACAAAAAGACCAAATCCAATAACAACACCAGTTACAAATCAAAGAGGTGGAGGAGGACCTTCTGATATAAGTTAATAATTATGCCAGCACCAATAAAAAATATCGATTATGATGAAGTATATGACCCTAATGAGGGTGATAATACTGGACCACAAGAGCCAGACCAAGACCCTGGTGTAGGTAATGGCCCTGCTACTGGCGATACTGGTGATACTGGTAATACTGGTGGTAATAGTGGAGGTAACTCACCAAAGGGACCTTATGGTGATACAGAAGACCCAGAAGAACCACCAAAGGATACTATCTCAGACCCTATTTTATTTATTATAAAAACTAATGAAAAGGGATTTTCAACTTTTGTAAATGATGAAAAAGTTGGTATAAATTCATTGGTAAGAGTTACAAGAGAATCATTAGCAAGAACTGGTGATAAAAAAATAAAAGTATCTAAAGAGGGTTATGTATGTAACGAATACTACATCGTATCTATGTTAGATGATGGGGCTCCCATTATAGAAAATCAAGGATTAAAACCGGAAAACCAATTACTTGGAATAAATACAAAAGCAATTTCTCTTATCAAATATGTTGATAATAAAATTGTAGAAGAAAAG